GTGAAACAATAACTAAATACATCGTCAAACTCTACTCGTGCTTCTACAATATCTCTTATACATCTACTAAAACTCAATCCAACTTTCATCTTGTTTTACCTTTACGGTTTTTTTATTCTGCGTGAACCAATTCAGTATGTACGCATATAGCCTGCATACCTTTTGCATAGTTGCCAGGATATGTTCCTCCTGTTTGACTTGCTAGTAGTTCTCTAGCTGTAAAACAACTTGTCATTGAATCGTATGTGCCCATGTGTTGTGCATCAACTTCACCGTGACTTAATACTATAAAAACTAAAACCCATGTCATGACTTTCTACTCCCATCAAATACACACACAAAGTACAAACCATAGTCGCTGGTGTTGTGTACTCTGTGAAAGTAACCGTCTTTGATTAATACTACACTACCGTTGGTAACAGTTTCTCGTGTACGTTCTCCATTGGTTGAGATCAATTCCATTTCACCCGAACCTTCTACAAAGAAGTATACTTCTTCTTGTCCTACGTGTGCATGTCCTGTAGTACTCTTACCTGCTGTAAGAAACGTACTGCTCAGTGCTAGGTTACGTAGAGTTGTGTTGTCTTTAACTGTNTAGCGATCATCTTCCTTAACGATTGCGCCGCCAATGTCTTTGATATGTACTTGCATGTTAGTTCCCGTATAGTTCTTTGCTTAGTTCTACTAGCTTTGGTCCAACTTGTTTGTGTGTAAGTCTTTCGTCTCCGCGTAGTATACTGCGTTTGAATCCTGTAGTCAAGTCTAGGTCATTGCCTGTGAGAATACTGTTCAAACACTTGTCTGCCATTACGTCATGGTTGTCACGGATCATATGATTGTAGCGTGTGTCGATACCTTTGCGATACCATTGCTCGTCATCTTTCTTAGTAAGGAACTCTCCGTTGCTTACTGTGTTGGTCATGTCCCCGTGTACTCGAACAAGACCTGTAAAGTCGATGCCCATTTCAAATCCGGGTATCAACAGTAATTGAAATCCTATTGCATCTCTACAACCTTTGAGCCAAGCTATCTGTGTTTCAAAGCGAAACAGATCAATGTCATCACGTTGTAGTTGTGTTACGTAACCTTGTACAGCATCAATAGTATCTTGATCGATATCTTTTGCGGCCATCTTATCCCAGTTACCAATCATATAGTTTGACAGCTCTGGGTTGTCTTTAAAGAACCAATAGCGATATAAACTTGTAGTACACACTACAACTATATCTTCTCGTGTCATCTGTGGAATAAATTCACGTAGCTTCATCAGTATCCAGTCGTTGCTAGTGCCTGGCTCTGAGTTGTTAACAAGACCCTGAACGTGCAGTTTCTCTGCAAGTTGTCTTGTCCAAGTCCAATCTGTTTTGTAGTCTACTGTAAAGCTATCGCCAAAGAAGTAAATCTTTCTACTCATCGTCATCACCTAGATTCGCTAAGAAGCTTCTAAGTTTAGTACTGTCTGTTTGAGCTTTTACTTTGCCTATGGGCATACCCTCATTGGGTTCTTTAACTGTGTCTGGTTCTTTGTCTGTAGTAACATTAGTGTTACGTTTTAGGCTGTCCATAATACTGCTCTGTGGAGCCGCACCATAACCACTGCCGTCATCATCGTCATCTAAGTTTCTAATACGCAAACAATCAATGTCAAACTCTAAATCAATCTTAGCACCTACACCACTTGATGAACGTGTCTTCATTAACTGTATTTGATATCTACCACGTTCACGCATAGCTCTACTTGTAAAGATACCAATAACATTATCTGCTGTTTGAATCTTACTAAGTCCGCCACTGATGTGCGAGTGATCAAATTCTATTTCTTCAACACTAGCTCTGTTCAACTGCGATGCTGTAACAAAGATACAACCTAGTTCCATTGCTAAGTTACGTAGCTCTTCCGATACATACTTGTCTTTAACGTACAAGTTCTCTGCACTAATCTTTTGTCCTATTGGCATCAACAAGTCCAAGTAGTCAATCAGTAGTACGTCTATCTTTTGTCCTGTCTTAACTTCATACTCTTTAATGTAACTGCGTACATCATTAGTTGTCTTACCACTTGGCATATACTTAACTTGTAATGCACCTGACTTCTTGCCTTGCATCTTAACTTTCATTTCAACGCCATCAAGATCTTTAAATATTTCTCTGCTAGGTATCTCAGTCATCATACTATCAATACGCATTGCTACCAATGCCTCACTAAGCTCTAGTGTTAAGTATACAACGTTCATACCTTGCGTTGCCCAGTTAACTCCTAAGTTAGCTAAGAACAACGACTTACCTGCACCTGATCCACCTGCAAATATATTAAGCTCACCTTTGTTAAAGCCACCAAACAGTTTCTTGTCTAGTGCTTCCCAGCCTGTGCTTACTTGTCCGTTGTTGTCTTTTAGTCCTAGTAGTCTACCTTTAGGATCAGCAAAGTAATCAATACCTAAATCTTTTTGTAGTCCAATCTGTACTGCGTCTTTAACTAGACTCTCGCACTGACCATACTCACCTTTTTCAATCAAGTCAGCACTTGTTAAGATTGCTTTCTCTAATGCTTTGTGTCTACTAAACGTTTCAAAGTCATTCAATAACCAATCATAATGTTGTTCGTTAAGTCCTGTTGGAATCTTTATGTTAGTGCCTGGACATGCACTATTAACAATTTGTTCTGTAGGAAGTGTATTGTGTTCTGCAACAAAGTCTCTAATAAATGTTGCACCTGCTTGTAAGTTACGATCAAAACTCTCTGGATCAAAGATACCTTGGCAACGCACAAATGTTTGTGCATCACTTAACATAATCTCTAAGTATGTTTTCTGGATATCAAATCCGTAATCAGTGTTTTGTTTCACGTAGTAATTCCTTTGTTATGCCTTACTATTATACCATATTGTTGGATCAAAGTCAATCTTCTTTTTACTCAAAGCAAGAACTGCACCAATGCAACTGCCTGGGTCACCCGGATTAGGCGGAACATATATTGAGTTCCACTTAGTTCGAATTCTATTTACTGCATCTCTATTTAACGCACAACCGCCTGTGAGTATTAAATCCCGACTGCCCAAATTATCTATACACCATTTACTCTGCATACCAATAATCATTTCAAATACAAACTGTGTTGCATTAGCAAGTCTATTCATATCATGCTCTGTAGTCAAATCGGGCTTGTACCAGTTAGCACCCTTATGTAGGTTATGTTTAAACTTTACACCCGGTGTACGACCGTCTAAGGGCCCTTGTATGAACGTTTCAAGTACATCGTTAACTAGATGTAAGTTCTCTGATGTATCAATCTTGTTACCCATTTGCGATACTAGATACTCATCTCTGTTAGCTACTAGACCCATACGTTGTGTCATTGCACTATAGAACAATCCAATACTGTGTGGATAACCTTGTGAGTATATCTTTCTAAGTTTACGATCGTTCTCACCACCATGCCAAATAGTAAACGTTTCAAACTCACCAATACTATCTAAACACATTATAGTTGCATTAGGTTTGTCTTGTGTGTAGTATCCGTATGCGGCATGACTAGTATGATGTTTAGCGAACTTTACTTTTACTTTATCCAAGTCCCATTGCTTTAAGTATAAGTGTATGTTGTTCTCTCTTAATACTTCACGTATCGTACCTTGTCCTGCTCTCCATTGTCTAATTGCTTTAAGGAACGGTATCTCATACCAAACGATCTCTTCTGGCTCTCCATACAGTTCACGTGCCATAGCAATTTGTTTATCGCTATGTTTGGGGTCGCCTGGCACATCACTAAAATCTTTTGCAAGACTAGCCCACAGTAGTTTAGTTTTTACGTTACTAGAAATACCTGCAATCTTTCTTTCAAAGACTGCTAAACTAGCATCGTGGCTGTTACCAACCATACCCCAAATTATCATTATCTATGCTCCGAGATCTTATCAGCAAGTCCGTATTCAACTGCCTGCTCTGCACTCATAAAGTAATCACGATCCATGTCTTTCATAAAGTCTGCTCGTGTCTTACCTTTAGAATTATGTTTAACATACAAGTCAGTTAGCTTGTCTTTTAAGAATTGAATCTCTTTGTATGTAATTTCAATATCACTTGCCATACCTCTTGCACCACCACTTGGTTGATGAATCATTGTACGACTGTTTGGCAATAGTATACGTTTACCTGGTGTACCTGCTTGTGCAAGGAATGAACCCATGCTACATGCTTGACCTAATACGATTGTACTTACATCACATTTAATAAACTGCATAGTATCGTAAATTGCCATGCCTGATGTAATTACACCACCTGGGCTGTTAATGTAAAAGTTAATTGTTTTTTCTGGTGCTTGACTTTCTAAGAAAAGCATCTGTGCTACTACAACGTTTGCACTATGATCGTCTACTGGACCATTCAACATTACAATTCTATCTTTTAATAGACGACTGTAAATGTCGTATGCTCTTTCGCCTTTGCTTGTAGATTCTACTACCATTGGGACTAACATCTATTCTACTCCTTCGTTATTAATAGTTGGCTCAACGCTCCACACGTTAAAGCTCATGCTTACTCGTTCAACATTACTTTTGTATGGATATACACTATGCTTCAAACCTGCATGAAACAATAATATATCTCCTGTCTTGGGTATTACTTTATGAGTTCCGTTAACTCCTAACACATCGGAACCGTATAAGAATTCTAGTTGTCCTGGACAACGCATATTACTTTGCAAGTCGTCCTGTGCTTCTTTTGCAATTACTTCTGGCACATCAATATATAATATTGCACTAATCATTCCTGAATGACTGTGCATAGGATTAAATTCATTTGCTTGTTGATAATTAATCCAAGGGCCTGTGTTTAAATTAAACGACATACTTTTAAAGTCTGGATCCTCTGGTGATGGACTTAACATGTGTTCTTGTCGTCTATCCCAGTCTTGTTGCAAGTAAGTGTACAAGTGTGTGCTTACTTGTTTCATAAACTCTTGTTGTTGGTCGTTATCCATTATTGCTTGTAACTGTGATTCAATGTTACCAGCTAAGTCGTTGCCTACGTTTTCATTTGCTTTACGTGTTGCAACTGCACAATCTTTTAGTAGCGTCATTGCCTCTTCGTTCAATGTGCTACGATAGATAGTAGGACCAAAGGGCCTAATTAATTCATACTCGCGTTCTATCATTATTTGTAAATGAAAGGATCTTTCTTCTGAAGTTCCTTAATCCTCTGTTTAAATTTTCTATTCTTCTGCCACTTCTTAAACCATTTAATTGGCGACATTATTAAGTTCTTTAACCAAACCATTTCTTGCTCCTTAGTTTTATTTTTAGAGATGAGCTTTCTGCGTGTGTTACAATTTGATGTAGTGTGTATATCCTTCCATACTTTGTAATTGCATCGTTCACGTCATTAACATCTTCATCCCAGTCCGGCATACTAACACTCCAACCAAATTCTATTGCTTGTTCAATTAGTTTATGTCCTGCTTCATCTCTATCTGGAACTAGTATTACTTGCTTATTTAACGACTTGATGAGTAGGTGCTGTTGATCTTTGACTTCGCTACCTAGTAGTGCTAAGCCTTCTATACCAATAGCATCCATAGGACCTTCTACTACAATAGCAAACTGCCTACGATAGTCTTGTTGATCCATATTAAACACATAGCCAGGCTGTTGCTCACTCATATACTTTGGAGCACCATCAGTAACTTTCCTTGCTGTGTATCCTACTATTTGATTGTTAAAATAAAACGGAACTATTAATCTATCTCTGTATCCAATCTTAGGTGTCCAATGAAAGTTGTAATCTTCTAAGTACAACTGTCTTGACTTCATATACTCTAATACTTTAATTAAATGAGCGTCACTAGTATCAGTATATTCGCTTATTGGCTTTGCATCGTCTGGCAGTTCTACTGTCTTAAACTCAGGCATACGTGTTATTGTATTTGCTAGTTCGTCAGATTCAAATTGTAATACTGCTAGAGATAGTTTGTTAATAGCATCATCGTTAACGTTAATCCATTGTAAGAGTTTTTTCATCTTATATGTAATACGTCTGCCTTTGTTCCAACTTGCTGTAAAGCCACAATTGAAACAATGATAGCTTACACCTTCTTCTGCATTTTGGATTAGTCCACCACGTTGTCTAGTATCAGCACCTGTACCGTTGTGTACACAACAGGGAGCATTGAAGCTAGTCCAACCACTTGGTGTAGTTTTACGCTTCGCAGGCAAATGTGCTAATATAGTTTCGTGTACGATTCCGCTCATAGTATTATTATACTATAAGTCTACATAAAAGTCAACTAGTTTCTTACTAGAACTTTATCCAATGTACCCGATCCCGGAGTAGTATATGCTATTCTTAAGTGTGAGTAAACTCCATTAAAGTTTACATATTTTGGTTGTGTTTCGTTTGCTAAACTTACAGTTGCAACAGTACCCCATGGAGTTCCGTTAGTAACTTGGTTATCTAATGTACCTTGTATTTCCACATCGCCTGTAAAGTCTGTTGAGTAAAGTGCCGCTGTATGTAACGCTGAATTGCCGTTACGTGCCGCTTCAGCAGTAATTGTTTCACTAGTATAGTTTCCTGTGCTTGCCGCAACTTCAGTAAATGTATTAATACTGTATGTTGCACTTGGTCCTGGGAACGCTTCTGAACTAATCATCATAGTGCCTTTAACACCAAAGTGACTGTTAGCATACGTTAATACATTAGTATTGTCGCTGTCCTTAGTTAAGAACACGTTGTAGCTTACATACTGTTGTTTAACATCTAGCAATTCGTTAGCAGTGATTTCAATTTTGAACTGTCCCTTTTTTGACGGTGTACTTGTTTCTAGGATGGTACCAGTCTTCTCTAGAATTAATACATTGTTTTCGTCGAACGCCATTAGCTTAGGGGTGTAAGTATTAAGTATGCTTACTGGTTTATGATCTGAATTCTTTATCTCGAAAGCTATCGTATTGTCTATCCCTCGATATAGTTGTAATGTTCTCTGGTACACTGGTCTATACTCCGTTATGTTGTTAGCCAAATCCGCAATGAGGCCAACTTGGTTACTTGCTAAATATCTGTATGTTAATTGCGACATATACATATTTATTTAAAAAGAGAATCAATGCTACTTAAAGATATCGAAACAAAATTCCCATTCCTTAGTATCGTACAATACGGCGGTAATGAATACGTGGGCATTATAAATAATCAAGATAATTATGTCACAAGCATGTATGTTTATACTGATCTATCATCAGATGAGTCTAGGCAAGCATTTCTAGATCTAGGCGAAGCGTGGTGGTTTGAAAGCAATAGAACTATTCCGATCAGTATCTTTCTACCGAAAGAGTTCCCAGCATTTAGACATTGTCTAATGACAATGAATACTAAGGATGTTAAAGTAACTGTAGGTCCTGTTGTTAACCTAGGTAACTTAGCAGTTAAAAGAGTAAAGCGTAAGAGCGTACAGCTAGTACGCAAACCCAAGTAACCTATTTGTACCTTTTAGGACTTAATTTAGCTCTATAGTGTTGTGCTTTAAACATGGCGTTGTGAATGAACTGCGTAACTTTGTTATGCATACTCCTATGGTCGCCAACTTTAATCTCCATCTGAAAGTCTTCACGTTTGAACGGAATGATCTGTGCAATAGGCATACCAATTGGTAATAACACTTCTTCATCAATAGGAGCAGTAAACCAAGTATTAACGTGTAGCTCATGATAGATATCTGTATCAATAACTCCATTTAACACTTCTAAGTTACCGTGCTTGTTGTAGTGTGGCGCACACACATAACAACTATACCCCGGAGGAGTTTTTACCATCCAAGGATTAATTAATTTAAATGTTCCTTCAAACGTATCAGGTGGAAAAGGATAAGCGTCCATCTGTTCATGCGGGTGTGTTGCCGCACCAAACATATTGCTTTGAGGTCCTGCAGGCATACGCCATACAAGGCCTTGCGGACAATGTTCATTCTTCTCAACACGTTTAACTTTATAGTCACTCCATAGTGGAATAACATACCCCATGTTTAATACATCAAGTACTGCTGGACAACTCTTAACTGTTTGATATCCATCTTGGTGACTACCGTCAGGAGCCATGCCGTTCTTTTCAGAACCTAGTTCCATATTCTTTGCACCACTTTGCTTTTTAAACCATTCAGGCCAAAACTTAGTTGCTGGTACAGGTGGCATTGCTTCTGGTAGTTCTTCCCATTTAGTGAAGAAAGTTACATCAATAGTCATTCGTTATCCTCTTTCAGTTGTTCGCACAATAAGTTCATGTGAACAACAATAGCATGTGCGTATGCTACTGCGTGGGCTTTCTTAAAGAAGTATTGCCCGTCAGTCGGTTTTACCCAAACTTGTTCGTGTATCTCGTTCCAAGTTTTGTTTGCTAGATGTCTTTTCGCTGGTCGTATTATCGCTACTGTCGCCGCTAACTCTAATACCGAGCTGGGCTTCAAGACTTTTAATAGTTCGCTGTGCCCGTTTAGATGAAAGACTTTTTCGCTGAAGTCTTCGTGTTCCAGAAGTTGCCATAAGGGTTCCTTTTCCATTAGTGCGTTTAGGTGTGCTTCATTCTCTACCTCAGTGTAAATAGAAACATTGAGGAAGTCTAGTTTAAAGTATCCTCGGTCCTCTGCTGTGTCATGATCTATTGTACTCAATAAATCAATAGGGTTATGTGGAATCTCTGTTGCGTAGATTCCCGTATTATGTTTTTTACCTGTACCTAACTTTGCAACTCGATGCTTTAGCTTCTCGAGTATTTTCTTTCTATCTGCAAAGTCAATATCAATATCTGGCATTACTGTATCATTGTCCTTGTTGAATAACTTGTTTTAAATGCTAAAGTTATTCTTGGTTGTTCTATATTCAAAGGTGCATGTCCTTTGTGTAACTTCTGTGCTTGAAAGCAAACTAATGTATTTTGCACAAATGGAATTTTTATTTCGTCATGTATTTCAAACTCACCACTATCTTGTATAGTATCACTTGCCATATATAAACAAGTCATCTCTCCATCATCTGCATGAAAGTCACTTACCATATCGTTGTGTTGTATATTAATATACATTCTAATTAAATCTAATTTCTCATCTAATGTTTTTTGCAGTTTAGTAAACAAAAAGTTATTCATAGGCTCTGCTGGATTCATTTCACTAATGTAAAACTCTTTTGCACCCTTTAAACTCTTTTGACCAAAGTAGTGCGGATAATCATAAGTGTACATATGATTCAAATAACTTACTAGATCCGGCTCTAACCAATTGTCAATAATCTTTGTTTTCACAGTCCTGCCTTCTTTACTATTTCTTTTACTAATTCTATATCCGAGCCACTACGTTTAAATCGTGTACTCCAATGACCCGGGTCCATTATCGCATACACAATCTGTAGTTGCTCGTCATTAAACTTGCTCATCATTTCTTTACCTGACTTGCAGTTTAATATTAACCACGGGCTTACTTTACCGTCAACAATATCTTGAGTCACTCTATTAAGACTTGCATAGTTAAAGTAGTCTTGCCACCTTGCTTCTTTCTCGTCTCCCCATTCCATCATGTTCTTAACACTACGTTCAAGAGCAGTTTCAACACCTTCCTTACGAATAAGATCAAGTGCATACTTTTCATATAGTTCTTCTCTACACCAATGGTCTAGTTTAACTCCGCTTGTAACTACGTAGTCAATATACTTCTCTGGGTATAACGGTCTTACGTTACTAACAAAGCTACCAAACTTTACAAATGCATTGTAGTAAGGACTATTGCAAAACTGTTCATATGTTTTAACACCATCAAAGCGTTGACATAGTTTATAAAATCTATTAAACGTTAAGTACCCTAGTTGTACACGTTTCTCATCTTTTTGTAAAGCTCTACGTTTCTTTTCACACATATGTACCATAAGAGTTTTTTCTCTTGTGTACGATACTTTACAGTATGGACATTCAAATCCTTCTTTAGACTTTGACATCTTTTTTATCCATCCCGTGTTGTTCGGCGAGCTCTTTAAGTTCCTTTGTTGTAGATATTCTAGCAAGTAATTCTACCTCATCTAATTTCATTTCAGGAAACATATCTTTAAGAAACTTGACTGCTTTGTTATCAGAGCCTTTTTGTTTCATACCTAACCACTGATGGTGTCTGCTTTTACGTGTTGCGTTATGTGTTGCACACAACAGTTGCCATTGTAGTTGCGGATGTCTTGTTCCTAACACATTCCAATTCTTATTATAATATTCGTTTGTGGCAATGACTGCCCATTCTTTTGCGTCTTGCGATCCGCCTACACTACTTGCATAACGGTTAAGCAACCAAAAGTTTAATTCTTTACGCTCTTCTTCTGACCATTCTTTATACGCACCCTTGGCATCCATATCCAAGGCCATAAAGATTTCATTCAGCGGTAGTTTCTTTTTCTGTTTCATTACGTATAGTATACCATATTACGAGAGCTTTGTCAAGTTGTTTTTTGAGTGTATAGTTTGTTTTGGAACAATCTACCATATCCAAATATTCTTCAAAGTCCATTCGGCCATTATGTTTTTTGATCGCTTTTGCTTCCCCACCAACGATCCAACGAGGTATGTTGTTGTGTGGAGGGTCACGATACCGAGCGAACACAATACCATTGGCTCGCTCGTATATCAATGCTTCGTTTGGAAGTAAACTTCCCACGACTTACTTCTTCTTAGCAGGCTTCTTAGCCGGAGCCTTTTTCTTTGTTACTGGTTTGGCTTTTGGTGCTTTAGGCTTAGCCTTAGGCTTTACTGTACCTTTTCCACCAACTGTTTTCTTAACTGCTTTTTCGGCTTTTTGTTCTGCCGCAATTATCTCACCAACCTCAGTAGGGTTAGGCATAATTGATTTAGTTATTTTATTTGTTGTCTTCTTAATTGAATCCCACATTCCCATATCTTTTCTCCTTAGTTATAATAGACCGAACCAAAGCCCGGTCTATTATTTATTTGTCTTTTTAGCCTTGTTCTTGATCGGCTAGTCTTGTTTTTAAGTATCTTAGTAATACTCCGTATGCTGGTAGGAATACAATTAATCCTACTGCAATTTTTATTACAACTTGTGAACCGGCAATCTCTACCCAGTTCGCCGCCATATATTCATCTGCTGAGTTGTTAAACGCAACGGCAAAGAATGTGTATGTATCAATGACGTTTGCAACAACTGTTGATAGTGCTGGAGCAATCCACCACTGCTTTGACCAATTCTCTCTAAAGTATTGGAACACGTACACATCTAAGAATGTACCTACGGCATATGCAGTTGCACTTGCAAAACCAATACGCATGGCTACACTCTCTGGTGCACCTTCAGCTAACACTACGCAGATTGATCCAATAATTGCAAATGGATAAGCCGCCGCAATAGTTGCTCTCGCAATGCCTTTGCCTAGCATTCTAACTGTTAAGTCAGTTGCTAATACCACAAGCGGGAATGTAAATGCCGCCCAGGTTAATTTAATGCCTGCAATTTCTACTGGGATAGAAACTAAAGCATTTGAAATTGTGATGACTACAACATGCAATAGTGCAAGTTTCATCATCATAATCTTATCAATGTTTTTGAACATAGTTATTTCCTTTTTGTCTGTTCTGTTACGCTCGAGCCGCTTGTTCGACGAACAATGTCGTCATGATTAAATTCAGCCCAGTACAATTCAAAAGCGACTCCATCTTCTAAACCTTCGAACTGGTGAATCTTGCCAGGCTTCACTTGCGTAAAGTCTCCAGCTTCAAGAATAGTTTCATCAACTAGTCCTTGATCATCTTGCCAAACACGGACAATCATCTTGCCCGATTCAACAAAGAATCCGTTCCATTTATATTCGTGTGCGTGTTCGCTACACTTATATCCTGCTTTGTATTCAATACGATGAAACTCTAGTACACCGTTTGCATGTATTAATTCAGTTTGTCCCCAAACTTTTCCTGCTTTCATATTCATCTCCTAATCAACGAACTTAAATAATTTCTCTTGTACGTGTCCGTCTATATTAACATAACGTCTAATAGTATTTGGATTGTCACGAGGTTCAACTCCGTGTAAACTATCTACTGTGTTTAAAAACATAACCATAGTGTTTGCTTTATATGGAACACGTTCTACAACTTCAATATCTTCTGCAACTGCTTCACGACCTGTTACTCTGCGCCATTGCTTACCTGCTGTGTTTCTATAAACATTTAGACCACCATCTGTGCCTGTGTCATCTGCCTTCTTCATGTAAAACAAACCTGCAAACAATTCTTTTGATTGATCAACATGCGGAGTTCTAATTTGTATATTGTCTATTGCATTTAATACAAACTGCATTTCCATTCTAATTGATCCGCTCTTAGGAGCTCTACGTGGAGCAACATCACTACGCATATACTTGGTATATAATCCTTCTGGACAAAACGATCCTGGTGGATAGTGTGCTTCAAGTCCTGTGCGAAATGCTCTTATTACTTCGTTTTTAAATTCTCTGCTAGTTGAATATGCGGCAAATTCTTGCCATGCTTGACTTACTGTTGCGTAAGTATCGAAGTCATGATCAACGTAACGTGCAGTACCAAAGCCATGTGTTTCGCCTTTGGTCATGTACTGTTCTGGGTATTCTGCTTCTAGCTTATTGTACAAGTCCCATGGTAGGACTTCATCAATAACGATATATGGAAACGGGCTCAACCTTAAGTTATCTGGCTTAAAGTTTTGGAGGACACTATACTGGTTCATTTATAACGGTTCGCAATCTCATCGCTAGATATATTATCACCTGCATATAAATGTTGCTGTGGCATCTCAAATTCTGCATCAGTCTTACGTTTCATAATAGCAACAACCATAGGATCTCTTTCCCATGTATCTAATTTAAACTTACCTCTGTAACCTTTGTCACGTGATAACTTTTGTCCTAGCTTCTCAATGTGATGTCCGTCACTAGTACCAATCCATACGCCATGCATCTCATAATCATTTTGGTGTGCTAGGCAGAAAAACAAATTAGGATGAAAGCTATAAAAGCCGTGATCAACCCAACGATAAAAAGGAAGTACATGGATCATGTATCCACCAACCTTAGTCATGTCGTGTATGTTTTTAAATACTGTGTACTGATTGAATACGTGTTCGCCTGTGCCGTTATTAGTTACTAGGTCAAACTGTTCTGTAAAGTTATATGCTTGTTTGCAATCTAAATTAAGATCCATTGCAACAGCATCTTTCTCTGTATTAACATCGATAGCAAGATATCTTCCAAAGCCTAAGGCTTGAAAGTATTCTTTAGTAGTGTTAGCATGTGTATGAATACCACGTGCATTAAAAATTTTAGCACGTGACTTATTATTTTTTAAACGCTGGTTGCCCATCTCACATACAGTAGGAGTCTTGTTTGCTTTGATATCATCGTATACTGAATCAATAGCTTCTGTAATTAAATTAGTAAAACTCATACTATTTCTCCAACACTACAATATATTTGTTGTTCTCATGTACGCCGCCACGCTTATCTGTTCTTGTCTTTTCAAAGAACTCGTGATGTACAATTTTTACACCTGGCATACATTTTTCAATTCTTTCTTTCCACCAACCTGGATTCTCTACAATTAAATGTGCATTACGTCCGTCTGGTAAAAACTTTTTAGCTGGGCTAGTAGCAATAATAAGAAATGCATTTTTGTTAAACAGTTCGTGAATATCTTTTAGTACATCATCTAAAAAGAAAGGCTCAATATGTTCTAGTACGTCTGTACTAATAAGCATATCAGCAGGCTTCTTGTTATCAGGAATATTAAAGTCTGGCATCCCTGGATCCCAACCAATTGCACTAATCTCTGGATACGATTCTTTGAGTGCTAATACAACTCCACCTTTGCCGCAACCATAGTCTAAAATAGACTGAGGTTTAAATTCTTTAATCCATTTTTCGATAGCCTTTAATCCTTTAGCGTCACCGAAAGATGCTTTCTCGCTGTGTAGTTGTGCTAACTGGCGAGCGTATTCTTCACTAATTGTTTTCATCTAATTTCCTTTGCTTCCCAACATTACGTATCGATTTCATATAACTTCCTACGGAGGATATATTAACTGTATTTAAATTCTGCATAGTTTGGTTGTCTGTTAAGTGGACGTTAAGTTTTATTGGTTTGTCACTCATTGGTACTAGTTGTAACCAAGGTTCGCCAACTTCAATTTTAACTTCACTACCGTATGGAACCATAATGTTATTTAAGATACTATGTTGATGTTTATACTCTGTGATACCAGGTACGCCCCAGTATGCTAATGGATTCTTTGTGTGCCAATCAGGTTTGATCCATACCCATTTTACACCTGTAGTTTCTTTCATAAACCACGGTGAGCCTAACTTAACATGTGCAAGTCCAGGCTTGTGAAAATCAAAGTCACGTTCGTCGTGTGGCAATGCAGGAATAAAGTCAGGAAAGACTCTTACTTCTTTCTCTCCTCCAATACCTACACGCATATGTAGTTCACACCAACTAGGGAAAATAATTCCTGCCTTTAATATATCATTAATAGCAGGACATTGTTTCATTGAACTTATCGGCAAGTCGTCATAGAACTCTTGGTGCGTAGGTCTACTTGCTGGTAAACTTTTCCACCATTCGGGTATATACTTCTTTGCCAACTGCGGCTTACATTGATCGTAAGCGTATTGTTGGTTTGTATATACGTCTACTGTTATACTGTTAGATAAGAATCCCATAATCAATAACTTCACTTTGTCTACTAATGTCTTTTACAAACCACGCACATTGCGGGTTGTCACCATCAGTTAAAGGTACACCTAATAGTTGTCCGTTTTTCATTTTAGGGAAATACCATTTTACATCATTGTAAAAATTAGTAATCTTTACTTCTCCCCAATTCATCATACTACTAGTTAACGGATTAAACAAGAACGCTTCAAAGCCTCTATCGTTTAAACTTGTTAATGGTAGTACTTCAATGTCTCCAGCACCGCCGCTGTCACCTACTGCTAAATGCCAATCGATAGGCATAGTTATTTCATGCCCTCCAATTTCCATTACCATTGCTGGTGAGTTAAATGATTCTAAAAAAATCAAAGGAATATAAAAGAAGTCAGGCTCTTTTGGATTACTATTATCCAATACTGAAAATCTAATGTCATCTGTTAATTCGTCCGGAAGGTGTTCGAGTTTGTAACATTTGTTTTCTAATGTTAATATTCTCATTTATAATCCTCTGTTTTCATATTAATTCCAATCCACTTTCTCAATCGTAAATGGATACTGTGCTTCTTTGTAAAACTTCTTTCTTGATGTTAAGTGCCTTTTCGCATACTTACATGTGCTAGTTATATCCCAAATTTGCACAAAGTCTTTGTCTTCTGCTTTTCTTACGCCTCTGCCTATACTTTGAATTACTCGAACAAAAGACTTTCCAGGTTCAATAAGTACAAGATTAAAAATCCTAGGTATATTAATGCCCACTGCCGCAACTCCGTATGTTGCGATAATAACTTTATTAGTTGCTTCTTTAACTTCGTCATACTGCTCCTTGCGATCTTTTAATTTGACATCGCCTTTAATAAAAACACTATCTGGTATTGCTTCTAGTAGTAGCTCGCCTGCACTAATTCTATCAACTAGTATTAATGTATTGCCTGAGTTTTTTATGTTGTTTAATAGTTTGCCTATATATTTTATTCTTTCTGCATCTGTTACTAGAAACTTTAACTCTTCTGGATAACCTGCAAAACTTTTAATGTCAATCATTTGTACAATGTTAACATGACAGTTAGCTAGTACGCCTTTGTCTTGTAATTCTTTTGCTGTAATGTTGCCAATGACTGGACCTATACTTGCTAAGATACTTTGAAACTCAAACTGTTCTTTAGGTACTGTACCTGTTAAGCCCCAACGTATAGGTGCATGTTTTAAATTTTGTGTAAGTAATTTTTTAAGCACTTCTGCTTTTGCTTGGTGTACTTCGTCAATAATAATTGTTTGTACACCTTCTAAAAACTCTGCAAGTGTTAGTACGTCATCATAGTTTTTACTTTTCTTATCTAGTATATTTAAACTTTGCCAAGTACAAATTGTATGTGTCTTGCCTAATTCTTTTCTATCACCAAAGTAAACACCTACATCTAATCCGCAGTTAACATAGTCTTCCTCTGTTTGTGTAACAAGTGATTTGTTAGGAACAATAACTAACGTCCGACCAATCTTTTCCATTAAGTGCGATAGCGTTGCAGTAATAATAGTTTTACCTGCACCAGTTGCAACTTCTTGTAATGCTTGTGGATTATTTAAAAAGTTATTAACTGTTTCAACTTGATAGTCACGTAGTACAATAGGTTCGCCAGCCATCATATGTCCTTCTGGCCATACTGTGCCTTGGTCCTTCCAATAGTCTTCTGTAATTGCATTAAAGGACAAGTCATGCTTCTCTCTGTGATCTACTATCTCAGATATTTCAATACCTTGCTCAACAATACTATTAACAATAGTATCTAAATGATTAACATATCCTGTACCACCAATACCAAAGAACGCAACGTTTCCGTCCCAACGTCCTAGTTTGTATTGTGGCAAGTAACGTGCATAAGGAACTTGAAACTTTAACTTGTTAGCAATCTTTCTACGATTCTCAACAGGCAAGTTTTCAACTTTTACATTTACTTCATCTTGAATTACTATTTTACAACTTGTCATATATTCTCTACTTTAACTTGCCATCTGCTGTGTGGACTCGATACTATCGATCCTACATCATAAGACATTATTAAATCAATTCCGTTTATGTACTCATTAATATAGTTCATTGGTTGCCTTGTTAAACACAACGATGCTATTGGCATCCAATCACTTTTAAACAATGGCTTAGGAACTTTATTATTACTAATATACACTACTTTAGTGTTTTTGTCAACATAATTATTTAATCCCTTATCATGGACGAATTGGTTAAATTCCTTAGCATGATCTAGGTCTTTGTTGTCCAATCTAAACATAACACTCATTTGTTCTTTTGGAATAAAGTTTACAAACTTATTATGGTATTCTATTAGCCTGTCCATACATGTATGTGTATCAAGTACAATTAATAATGGAAATCTATCTAACTCAATTAATGCTGTTGCTAAGTTATCAACAGTCCAATCTGAGTCTCTAATGTTTAGTTGTGTGTTACTTCTGTTAGCAATCTTAAATGTTAGTGTGCTACAGTTGTTATGTCTAAAACTTTTTGTTACATGTATGTCATTAAAATACTCAAGACCATACATACCTTTTCTATCATAATATTTGTAGAGGTTGCTATCATTTGGTTCTCCTAAATCTTTTACACATTCTTTAATGCCGTGATCAACATAGTTAATAAATTTATAATCTTTAACTCCTGGCAAGTACTCATAGCTATGAGAATTCATGTGTGCTAGTTGGTCGTATACTTCTTGTACACTAGCATCAATGTCAAACTTACTTTGAAACTTTCTTGCAATATTTACTACTTTCCAAATGTATCTTTCAGTTAACGGAAAGTAATGCTTGTGTTTTTCGTAGAAGTAATCTTTGTTGTTGCCGTTCTTTAATTCTTCTAATCTAGTAATAACTTTTTTGTTAAATGGGAATCTGATAACAAGCATATTTTCTTCTACACCCTTGTAACCAATCTGTTGTATCTTAACCCAATGTGAACTATCTAAGTCACGTAGCGGACTTCTTAAGTTATCTAAATGGTTCTTAAGTTCAATGTTATGCTTTGTGAACTGTGGTGTGTAGTACTCTACTAATAGTCTTTTAACAAGCTCGTGTTGCTTAGGCGTGAGTGCAGTACCTCTAAAACATTGTTTAGCAATACTAAACATAATCTTATGGTTGTCTTCATGTAACGTAAACGAATGTAAGTCTGCCAACTTTTTATTAACGCTGAACTTAAAGTTACTGATACCAGCAACTAGTTCTAGGCAGTCTTCAACGGTAAGGTCATTAATGTCGATTGGTTCTTTTCTAAGCATGTATGTATTATACTAGATTATAGTTCAGAAGTCAAGCGTTTTAATGGTAAACCTTGGGCTATTTCATCCAAAGTCCATTCTGTGTATGCGTAGTCATTCAACCATAGTCGCCTGTCTGGTTGTAAGGGTGCTTCTATATCGTGGAAGAAGTCTATGTCATTACCGACGTCATACGCTAACGAGCTGGTACCTACAAACGCTGGAACGCCGTTTAGTATACTGTGTATACCAGGATTACTACTGTAGCTTACAGTAGCCCATACGTTGTTAAAATCTAAATCAAAGTCATCGTATGTATCGTTAATATGGTTAGGCTCTTGTCTATACACATGTCTAAGTCCACGTTCAATATGGTCTAGTCTACAACGTGGGTGTGGTCTAAATACTATAGGACGGTCTGTGTGTTTGCGTATTTCATCGTAAGTGTTTAGAAACCAATTACTCATACGTGGCATGCCTTGCCATTGTAAACTTTTATCATGTTGTCCACATACAAGAATATGTTGGCCATCGTTAGTCCAACGTTTTGCTTCAAGTCCTAGCAAGTCTGCTCTAGTACTGTCGTTGCCTTTAGCACCAAAGTTAGCATCGCTGTTAATACCATTGATGCCTACTTTCCATGTAGTGCCTCTTTGAATTCCGCCTACTTCTAATACTATTACAGGTTTGTTTATTGCTCGGAAGTGTTCCCAGACTTTTTGGTTTCCAGCCATTCTGCCAAACCAAAGCACACTCCAAATAACAGCAACATCGCAATCCCAGTCATTAACAGTAACGGTATGGCCAGCACTATGCAAACTAGTTGCAAAAGCGTCAAACACTGGTTTACTATTCTGTGCACCATTCTCTGTAAATAAACTAAACTTCATTCCAATATGACTCGCTCCTTGGCTGTAGTAAGTCTTTCTTTCGACTCCTACCTTCTTGCTTTCTTACACCTTTAAGATGATCAAAGAATGCGCCAAGTTCACAATTAATTAACGGATGACCTTCTCCGTTTACAAGATGTCCGCTGAAGTCTTTAATGTTTTTATGTTCTATTCTAATTTTCTTTAGGACTTGATCAAACACATAACTGTCATGCCATTCTTCCATCTTAAAGATTCCGTCATCAGCTTCTTCGTAAACTCTTTCAAACTCTTTTAGGAATGCATCGCACCCTGGAGTTCTAAGTGTAAGTCCGTACCACCCGCACTCAGGCCATTTTTTATTTCTACCTAAGTAGTGTAACCATTGTGATGCAGGTATTAAATTTCTAAATTGTCCGTAAGTAATAGGACTGTGTACATATGTATCACCGTCAATCCAAACTAGAATATCTGTGTTAGGATCTTGTGCGGCTTCAAATACTGCATATGTTTTGTTTGCAAAACGTACTGCGTCCCACTTAAACTTCTTATGATGATCTCTTGGGCGTCTAGCAGGCCAAGGACATATACCATTTGCTTTAGGATCGTCTTTGTGTCTTTCTTTAAATGCATTAAGTTTTGGTAATACTTCTTTAGCATTTACAACTTTGATATTTGCACCTGGTGGTACAACAGGAATACAATCTTCTGCATATACTACTAGCTCAACTGCCGGGTGTACGTTCTTAGCCCAACTATCAATAAGACGTTGTCCGTATTCTTCTAATCCTGGTTGATGAAATGTTGTTATACATTTTATTCTCATTTTACGTATCTCCTCATCCATTCCCATGCTTCGCCACTTTTTAAGTCTGCAAAACTCCAATGGCATTGTGATATTTTTCTAATCCATTTTTCTCTATCAAACGGTCTTAATTTTGACAATGCATCTATTCTTTGAAAGCATACTTCTTGTACTTGACTTGCTTGCCAGTCTTCGCATATAACAGGAACACCTTCTATAATACTAGCTACACCTGGGCTACTGTTGTACACAATAGAACAATGTGCAGTTGCTAGGTCTTGTGCAATGTCTGGTTGAAAACTAATTCTAATGTTGTCGCCTGTGATTCTTTTTACATACTCAGGTGCTTTTTTATCTCCTGGGTGTGGTCTAATAATAATAGGTCTAGTTGTGTACTGTCTAATCTCTGCAATTTTAGTATTAGCCCAAGTAACAACATCTTTACCTTTCATGCTCCAACCACCATTACGTTGTAAACATAATAAAATATTATCTCTGTTATTATAGTCCCATGGCTTTAGTTTAACACCTAAGTCACGTTGTATCTTTTCCCATTGTGTATCACCTGGCTCTTCATTGCAATACTCTGCGGTGTTAGCAAACACTCCATCATAACTATAACGTAAGTAATGATGTGGTTCATTTTGTTTTGCTTTGTATAAAAATAAGTTACTATCTGCTGTAATAAAACGTTTGTTAGCTGTGTTACTTGCAATACTTCTGCGTAAGTTAATGTGTGGTACTGCTTGACTGTCTTCGTGCATAAAGCCTTGCATAACAGCTACGTCACATGCCATTGTATCAAATCCATCATATACCAACCCGTTGTCCCCCGACACCCTGACTCCTGATATAAAATTTTTGATAATATCTAATTTATGATTTGGTTTAATTGGTCTACCCGGCTTAGGTAACTTGCCTTTGTTCCCAGGTGGTATAACTTTAGTGTAACCTATAACTCTCATTTTACTATGCTCCAGGCGTAACCACTTAACATTTCATCATATGTAAATTGGTTATTAGATAGGTATCTACACAAATAAGTTAACTGTTTCCTCCCTGGATGCTCAGCAAATTCAATTCTCTTTAAACTAGTTTCGCAAATATCTTGGGCACAATTTGGTCCTAGCACTACGGCAGGTTTACCATATATCATTGCTTCAAGTGCGGCAATACTGTTGTATGTTACTAGGCAATGTACATCATCTGCAAGTGCCTGCTCCATTGTGTTAACACTAACACGATCTTCTCTACTTGGCTTCTTACGTAGCTGTACAGGTCTTGATGTGTTCTTTCTAATAGTAGCAATAGTTTGATCGATCCATGTGTCCAAGTCTTGATCAAAGTATTTCATTACCTTTTCGCTTGGTGGTACTACTAATATTTTACGTCCTGGTGTTGCGTCTTTAAATGGAATAGCTAATGAATTCCAACGTCCGCCACCATACCATTTATCTGATCCTGGTTGCTCTCTGTCAGGCATGTGTAAGTTTTGTAATGCATTTTTTACAATTCTATGATAAGTTTTTTTACCATTTGGATTACGTGTACTTGGATTGTTACCTACATAACCTGTGTCCATAAAGTAGAAATCTCTACCACGTTCAATACACATCTTAATTAATTTTTGTTTGCCTAGTCCTCTAACTAGTAATGGAGTATCATCTTCCCAATCAACATCGTCAGCACGAATATACTTACCGCCACTACCTAGTGCCATGCCCATTACAAAAGAATCAATAAGTCCAAAAGAACCTTTAACTTTCTTTTCTACTTTTTTAATTCCGCTGTCTACACATATTACTGGAGGGTTTTTTACTTCTTGGAAAACTTCTGAAACTGCTTCTACAGCATGCCTTTGTTCTCCAGTTGCAACGCTGTGCAAAATCTTATCTATCATTTCTTTTAAATGTGGTCTAATCACTCTGGTATCCCATTCGCCTGTATTTTGTTCCATATTATCTATCCATCATTTGATATAAATTGTCTTTCCATTCTTGAGCAAATTCACAATTCCGATAGTTCTCAAACCAAGGTCCACCTTCTGTATAATGGATAAGGTTAGGCTTTTCAATATCATCATACACACCTACTAGATAGTTCCATGTGTGATCTAATTCTCCTAGATACGCATCATCTTCAAGCCAACTAAATCTGTGGAAGTATGCTCCGTTTAATTCGTTACTGTTTACCATGTCTTGTGTAAGTCTAGCATTTTGTGGATGTTCGCAGTTGAACAGCATTACGCTTGACCAATTCTTACGTGGATAAACTGTTTGTTTTTGTCCGTCCATCTTAGTACCTTCTTGTACTTCGTAATCATGTTTAACACACATAACAGCATACTTGTCGTCTGCTTGATCAAATAATTGTTGTATGTCTGTTTGTAAAATCATATCACAGTCTATAAACAATGCCCAACCTTTAAAGTTTGTAAGCTCTGGAACTAGGAATCTTGTGAATGTAAATTCAGTACTTGCTAGTTTGTCAATTGGTCTTTTATACCAACCAGAGTCTCTTAACTCTTGTTGTTTTAATGAATGTACACTTACGTTTTTACTTTGAGTTTGGATACTGTGTTTACATACTTGGTATGCAATATCTTCTCTTGGATCGTATCCTACAAATACTTTATTCATGCTTTGACCTTCCTAACATATACTGCGGTTCTATCAATAGTATGTATCTCAAGAGAGGTGCCAAACACCTCATGAAAGGCTTTTTGACTTCCACGCCAACTGTTATAGTCGTCTAAAACCATGTAACCACCTACGTTTAATAACGGCCATAGTGTTAATAATTCTTGTAATGTACTTTCATACCAGTCGGTATCTAAGCGTAATAATGCAATATTTTTTGGTAAATTATTCTTATCTAATAGTGTTTGTTCAACAGGACCTTTAATAAAATTGCACTGATGTGGAGGAATATATTTGAATACATTAGTACTAACTTCTCCAATTTCTGCTCTGCACCACTGATCGAAACCGTGCTTTGCTTTGCGACTAAACCTTGCATGTGTTACTGCACCTAGTTCATTTATTTTATGATCATGTACAGTTGGTTCTGTCATACCTTCAAATGTATCGTATAACCAAAAGTTTCTATTTGTTTTATTATTAGCTAACCAAGCACTAATAATTTGTCCGCCCTTCCATACTCCACACTCAACTATATCGCCTGTAATATTATTAGCGTCAAGGTCTCTTACAGCCCGTATAGTCTGTGTTATACGTTGTCCGCTTGTCATTGTATACGGAGCAACTTCTTCTACTATACGAAGCTCTTTTTTAGTTGGAACGAACTCCATTATACTGGCGATCCTTCATGCCACTGATCATACTCGTAATCTGGAACACCACGTCTTTCAATATCTTCTTCTATACATTGTTCGCCACGTTGTATTTCTAGTATATGTGCATTTACTTTACCAGGGTTACTTGGTAAGTGCCATACTTCTTTAGCAATATCATAAGGAACACTTTTTGGTGTTAAGTAAACAATTTCTTGTCTGCCTTCCCATTCGGTTACCATTTTAACTTCGCCTTCAAGTACGTTCCATTGTTCACTACGTTTAAAATGTTTTTGGTCGCTTAGACGTTTGCCTGGATATATTACAAGCTCTTTTACTTTGTAACCTTGTTCGGGTTTGTCATCTAGTACACGCCAATAACCCCAATCACGTTCTGTCTTTTGTGTCTTCCACTCGTCTAGTATCCAACTGCTACTATTCATTTTGTTTTCTCCACCTACCCCAAATTCAAAATGGACTTGAGGATGGTCGCCGTATATTTTGTACTCTGGAGTTGTTGTATTAGTTCTGTCACCGCCATTAGCAAAAATAACTTTTCCTACTTCGGTTGACATGGTATGGAATATTGCATGACATGCTGAATCGTCTTCATCGTCAAAGCCTATAACTTTGTCTACGATGGCAAGTTCACTTATGATTGCAAGTCTTTCTTTAAAGGACATGAAAGGCCGACCCTTTTTTCGAGTCAGCCATTCATCTGAGTTTACTGCAACAATTAGTTTATCACCTAATTGTTTTGCGGCCTTGAAGTATTCAATATGGCCGGAATGTAAGGGATCGAACCCACCTGTCACTAGTACGTTTATCATACTAGTATTTAAACTTTAACGGTTTAGTGTTTCGATATACTGGATTACATTTTCAGGTGTTGATTCAACATACGGATCTTGATCGTCTCCGCAGTTGTTGTAACCTTCTTCAATGAAACTTTCATTAACAGTCATGTTGTCAACATACATTGCATATCTCCATGATCTATTTGCAAAGCCTAAATGTTGTTTATTACAAAGCATACCAATAGCATGTGTAAAGTCTGCATTACCATCTGCTAGTAATTTAACGTTAGTACATCCTAGTTCTTTAGCCCATGCATTCATTACAAATGCATCGTTAACACTTACACAATATACTTCATCTACGCCTTGTGCTTTAAACTGTTCATACATTTTTTCAAATGTTGGTAGTTGTTCTGAACTACACGTTGGTGTAAATGCTCCGGGCAAACCAAAGATGACAACTTTTTTATTTGCAAAAAGTTCTGCACTAGTTTTCTTTACCCAACAGCCACCAATAGCACATCCGCCATCATCACCAACTTCATCTCCTTCACGTAAAACGAAAGTGACATCTCCTGGAATCTTATCCCATTTTTCAATTATTTTCTTTTCACCTGGTAATTGGTAACTCATATCTTAATTTATTCCTATGTTATATACTAGCATCTTCCATGCCAGCTACTCTTAATTTAACTATGTTTGTAAGTTGCCATTGTTTTTGATCTAGGCCCTTACAAACGCCTAACCATTTATTACGCATCAATGCAAACTCGTTAATGATTTTTTCATAATCAACAACGTCAGCTTCACCGTCTACATATTTTTCTACATCTCTACTCGACAATGCACGAGCATAGCTTTCTAAATATTTCCTAAAAAAGCTACTACGTAACCTACGTAACTCAATGTTTAGGTATTCTAATATTGCTTCTAGCTCTTGTAATTGGTTGAAACGTTGTTCAACTATACCCGGCATTGATGCCGAAGCTCTTTCAACATTACCTTTTATTTTGCACTCCAACCTTGCTTCTTGCAACTCACTTTCGTAAAATGCAATAGCTTTTGGAATGTTGCTAATGTCTCTAGCAATATCAGAATACCATCCCATTAGTAATCGTCCTCGTTATCAAACGAATCTTCGTCGGCTTCTTCTTCTAGAAAATACCCAATAGCTTTATCTAAGTTATTGTCAGAACCTAACGCATCTCTAAATGCTTCATCACTTGTACCCAAGTCAGCACATAGATCAACATACTTTTCAGCAATAGTTTCTATATGTTTCTTATCAAGATACTCTTTGAACACTTGCCAAACTTCTATAACTGTTGAACCTGATTCCAATTTATTCTCCTTAGTTTTAATACTGCTACTTATACAAAAAGTAGTTAGCTATTAGCTACCTCTGCCTCATCGGTTTCGACTACAGCTTCTTCAACTGTTTCAACTGCTTCAGCAATGTTGGTCCAGTCCATCATAATTGTGTCAAGAGCGTCACCGCCTGCTTCCCACACTTTACGATATTCTTTTACTTCATTACCTTTAGAATCAGTATACCTTAGTCTGTTACCGTCTTTGACAAGTAAACCTTTTTTCTCAAACAAGTCAACCAATCCACTGTATGGATTCATACCTGTTTCATAAGGAATCTTAACTTGTACTCCTTCAAAAGGTTTTGCATAACGAGTTTTCATAACCTTACAGCCTGCACGGATACCCATAACTTGACTGATCTTGTTACCATCTTCGTCTTCTTTTAGCTTCAACTTTTTCATTGCAACAACAATACTTGATGCATAGATAAAGCCTTGTCCACCTGATATCTTATCATCTGGATCAAACATATCTTGTGAAGCGTATGTGTGATTAGTACAAACTAATCCTACATTACAACTACCAATCATGTTAACAGTATTACGGACTAATGAAGTTAGTGCTTTAGGCTTACGACCCATATCACCTTTCATATCACCCTTGTTAAACTGGTCAACATCTGTAGGTGTAAGTAACATACCTAAACTGTCAACTACAAACAAAATCTTAGGACGTTCTTCGTCTGGCATTGTTTTATAGTCAATCATAAACGTACTAATAGTTTTAGCAACGTCATCAATCATTGACATGTTTAGTTTAAGAAGTTTATCTTCTGATGTATCAACATCGAGAGCTTTAAGCCAACTCTCATCAAGTGCGTTCTCTGAGTCAATTAAGACTACAAAGATACCTTGTTCTTGTGCCGCTTTTACAATGTTACCTGCACAGATATAACTCTTACCTGCACCAGATTCTCCTGCAAAAACAGTTACCTTACCTAGCGGAACACCTTTGTGAAAGTCGCCACTAATAAGATAGTTTAAGGCATAGTTACCTGTACTAATCCAATCAGTTGGATCGTTAAATCCACTACTCATGCCTGTGATTGATTTAGTTAAGTTTTTACGAAACTTAGAAACGTCAAATGCTTTATTAGCCATTGTATCTCCTTATCAGATTGTCTGAATAGGGTGTAGCGTTAACTACACCCACTCAGTTTAAACTAGCTCTGGCGGCTTCTGATCATCGCTAGGATGTCTTCTGCTTTGTTGCCATCGCCTGCCGCTTCAGTTGCCGTAGGTGCTACTGCAT